TGACCTGTTTGGCGGATGCCGTAAAACTACATTGGGCTGTGACTACGTAATTTCAAAAGGTTCGGAACCGGACGTTTGACCGGTGTGATTTTGTTTTCTTTTTCTTTTCTTTTCAGAGCAACGGAAGGAGGTACTTAGCGGCGGCGCGTGCTGTCCACCCCGCGATCTTACCAGCGTTGTCCCAGGAGATGACGCTGGCTGCCGGCGCAGTTGCCATGGCGTGCCCTTCACTCTTCTGGCGCATCTGCGAAGTGAGCTTGCCGTTCTCAGAAAGCAGGAAACTGAAGGAGAGAGGGTATGTGGCCGCAAGGCAGGACTGTGCGCAGGCGTAAGCTTGCGGGTCGAGGAGGAGAGGCTCCTCGGGAGGAACCGAGCGCCCGAAACAAAACATGGTGGTCTGGATCTCAAGCATGAAAACATCGTTGGCAGTAGCGCCGTCGACGTAGATGATGAAATAACCGCCAGGAGAAGGTTGGGAGAAAGCAGGCTCGGTGCCGCCGATGTCGAAATCGTTGGCCACAGGGCGAAGGGGCATGGTGGCACAGGGGTCCTCATCCGGGCCCAGAAGAGCGGCGTCGAAAGCCTCGACCTCGTGAAACTGTTCAAGTTGCGAGACCGAGTTGCCGCCGAAGTAGGCCACGGGAGAATATCCCATGAAGATGATGCCCTTGCGCGTGTTGACGGGCCCCGTGTTGACACGGAGGCGGAAACGCACAGAGAGGGGGACGGTCACTACCTTACCAAAAGCGTTGGCTGTGGCGAGCACATCCGACCCCACAATGGGAGTAAGAGTGATGCCGGTGCCGGTGGTGGTCGGGATGTTGCCTCCGCCCCAAGTCCCCCCGGAAACCAGAGCCGAATTCGAGCTGATCGAATGGATGGTGTCGGGGCGACAGACGAAGACTGCCTGACCGGCGGTTCCAGCGGTGATGCGGAGCTGGCGCTGGGAGGACATGAAAATGCCGCGTCCCGGAGCCACCTGCCCCTCATTCGTGCTGTTACCGATGTGGCGGTACGTGGGAGTCGTCCAAACAGGACAAGGCTCCACGTCAGAAAGTGCGGTGACGGATGCACAGAGGGCGCGTTCCGTAACCGACTTCATGTTGCCATGCTTGTCGTTGATAAGGTTGCCAGCACCGACGGTAGTGTGGTTGCGCGTAGGGGGACCACGGCTGCGGACTTGCGCAGGGTGGCCCATGGGAGGGCGCTTCCGGCGTCGGGGTGCTTGGGTTTGGTTGCGGCCGTTTTTCTTGCCCATGTGGGATTGTCGTTGTTGGCTCGGTGGGAAAAAGAAAGGGTATGTCTGGTCAGATTGGTTCGACCAAGAGATTGATTACGTGCCCGATGTAACTGGCTAAGGGGGGGGTCGTTACACCCCTTCCCGGACTATTTGCTTGACGCTCCCCGTCCGGGATGTTGCCCTCGCACGACCATCTTACAGGTCGTGCGCGACTGTCTCCGCTAACCAGTCAATGCTCACAATGCATGGAAACACACACTGTTGGAGCTTCAACCGGAAGCGCTTCTCGTCGAGAGAAGTGAGGCCGTAGATCTGTTCGACCATGGCCCACGTTTCGTGGTTAGGAACCAAGCCGACGCCGCCGGTCCAATGGTGGCGCAACTTCGAGAGCACGGTGTCCTTCACCTCCTTGGCAACACTGACCTCATCAAGGAGAGACAAAGTCTCCTCAACAAACACGCGCACGAAGGGAACGTGCGACACGTACGGAGCAACCGCCTGCATGGTGGCCTTGTAGACCATCAGGGAGTAGGCCTTAGGGTTGCGTCCGCGAGGAGCGGTGGTGATGTTCTGAGTCGTCCAGCCGGCCTTGACAAGCCAGCGGCCGATCTTGGGGCCGAGAGCATAGCCGCCCTCGACGGGCCAGAAGCGCTGCGAGCAAAAGTCGATGTCAGCGATCTCAGTGGAGATGGTAACGGTGGGGATGACGCCGTGGGATTCCAGAGCGTGAATGAACACGTCTGTATCGATGGTCTGGTTCTGGGTCACGATAAGGTTGTCGTCGCCGAGGACCCAAACATGGGCCTCAGGGACTCCGCACATGAGAAGCGCCCACACGTGAATCCACATGTTGATGGCGGAGTTCCCACAACTGGTGTCGGGGTCTCCGGAGCGCACGGTGCCTTTAACCTTGTAGCGGATGCCGTTGGTGGTGAAACCGGTGACACCCTGGTCACGAGTCTGAGACTCATAGACCCTTGAGCGATCGAGATCATCGCCCATACCATAACGATTGTAGACCTTTTGTTTGGCCTCCTGCATCTTTGTGGTAATAGTAGCGTCCCAACGTTTACCGTCGGTCGCAATGAAGAGCGGCTCTGAGTAGAACTCCACGGCCTCAGTGAAGAGGTCAGAGATGCCAGCCGGATCTTTCTTTGTCGCATAGAACGGGTGCACCTTGATAGACATGTCACCGATACTCACGGTTACAATCTTGGTGCCATCCCACTCTTTGGCCATGCGATTTGCGAACTGCCAGGTCCAGGGGCCCAAAATGACGTTTGCTTTCGTCGAGGCGCCCTGGATGAGACGCGGGTCAATCGTCACGTATCCATCATCGAAGATTTTGACGTGATGTTCGACCTTCACGAACGCCTTCCGATAGAAATCCTTGTACTCAAAGGAGTCCTTGCCATCATGGACAGCCTTGAAAGCTTCCGCCTGCTCTTGGTGACGAACGCCGGAGAAACGGGCGTTCCAAGCATGGAAGTCTTTGGCTGTTGTGACAATCGGAACGGGGTCGTGCATCTGTCGCGCAATTTCACCGACCATGGGGTTGAACAGGTCAGAGCGGTTGTAACAGCCACGGTTGTGAACTGCAATGTACTCATTGTGAATGCACTTAGACGGCACAAACGGCACGGTAGGGAATCCGTAGCCGATCAGCCACGTGCGCGTACGATCCTCAAAAGTCTCCATCGGAGGCTCGTACTCGGGCGGAAGGGTGATGTTCGCCGATGCATGCGTGGTCTTCAACGGTGACTGGGACACAAAGCCGGGGAGACCGAAACCGAACTGGTGGTCGCGATCTTCGTCGGGCAAGACGCCGTTGTTGACGTAGAAGTCTACGTCGGGCTCGCGTTTGGTGCGAGTGAGTTTTGCGTACAAGGCATCAACGGGACGCTTCATGTCACCGATGATGGCCATAGCACGCTCAGCGCGTTCGCCGGGTTTCAGCATGTCGGGAATGAGGCCTGCTGCACTCGAGACGGCTCCACGAAGGATCGGATCGTCTACCTGGTGCTTTGCAAGGCCAAACGCAGTGCACGCCCACGAATAGGCGTACGACAGAATGAACCCGTTGTCCTCCTGGGCCGGGGGCGGCACCGTGGCGGGGGGCCCGGTGTCGGCGGCCACGGCGATGTTGGCCGTGAAAACGAGGCAGATGAGCGCCACGCTCAGGAGGGAGGTATCCCAAATGGCCCACCGCTTGGTAAGGCGAGCGGCGGACACGCCAACCTGCATGATGCACATGAGGCTGGTGAGAAGGAGGGCGAGGAACCGCAGGTGGGACGCGACCCACGCAACCGTGCCAATGATACGGGCAGCGGCGCGCGAGATAGCGTTGACCTCGGTACGGTACCGGGCGCTGATGCGCTGAGCGAAAGACGGCTCCACACCGTCAAGGTAACTCTCAGCACGAAGTTGGGCCACGTTCGCGTCACCGAGGTTCTGCGAAATGCGGTCAAGAGCATGATGCTCGAGAGCCAGGATGAGGGCGTACAGCCCGTCAACCGGCCCCTGGATTTTGCTCGAATACTTCCGGATGATGGACGCGCGGGTAGCGCTGCGCAGGGGAGCGTAGCAGCGCGCCTTCAGGTCGGAGAAGTCAGCCGTCGACATCATCATCTGGTGATTATCGCAATCAATGATGACGGTGTCGCTGGAGCAAGGCGTGACCAGGACGCCCTTAATGCAGGGCGCCCCGTCCGGGGGAGTATCGGGCGAGGCAAGGATCATGTGCCCCGGGAGGGTCTCGAACCCGAGGTAGACGATGCCTCCCTTGACGAGGTCCGTGTTGTAAACGACAGTGACGGGCTCACCCACGTGGTCGTGAGTGTGGTGCCAGCCAGAGGCGGATCCAAGCGCGGGGTGAACGTAGGTGGTGCTGGCAACGGTGACGGTTGAGGTACCGTTCGTCGTCACCCAGTGAAACTCACCGTTGTTCTTGTTTCCCGTGGTGGCAGTGGTGTCGTGGTAGAAAGCACTGCCGATGCCCAGCGTGGTCTTTGCAACGATATCACAAGCGGTTTTGAAGCCGAAGTAATACAGGGAGTCGTTGAAGATAGCTGCCTGCGGGCGTTCGTCCTCGTTGGCCAACTCACCGGACAGTCGGGCGGCTGTCATGAGAGCGGTCTCGTCGTAGAACGGAATGGAGGAGTCGACTAGGCGCTTCCACTGCTTGGCTTGGGCAGGGGTGCGGCTGGTGACGGGGAGCAGGGAGGGGCGAGGCGTGGTGGGTACAACCTTGGGGTAGACTTCCGTCGGGTCGGAAGAATGAGCGTTGCGCTGTCCTTGGAAGAAAGCATCACGGAGTGACGATCCAACACTGATGAGGATAGGCGGCTTGTCGATGGTCATCTTGGTCTGAGACCGAACACGGTTGGTGGTGGTCTTCATGACTTGGTTGATCGCGTAGGCGCGAATCAGGTTCGACACCGGGTGGTCGCAGGGGACGGAGCCAGCTCCGTGTCCGAGGCGGTCGTCGGTGCCGGTGGCATCAACGATAGCCTGACGCTGCTCCGAGGTGAGCTGCATCTTGCGCCGGCTGTGGGCCCAGGGGGCCTGGGAAACGTAGACGGGTTCCTTGCTGGCAGCAGGGACAGTGTCCAAGCGGCTGCTTGCCAGAGGGGCGTCTTCGTCGAGGTGGTCGCTTGCACCGGGAGCCTTCTGATCGGCGCCGGTGGGCGTGAGGGAGTCGTGAACTTCCATCGTGATGATGAGAGTGGACGAGTGGAGAGCGTGTGTCGCGCGGTTTTCTGCAGCCGAGGTGGTTGCAAACTTTGACCCTGTCCGTTTGATAAACAGG